TGCGGAACTCATCGGCTAGGCCAGGCAGCCGCGTTAGCACCCGCTCAAAATCTTTCGGCGCCGCAAAGGCGATGTTGTTGATGCCTTCGAGCTTCACCGCATCGGTGAACAGGGCCCGCGCTTGCTTGCCGGTGAGCTTGTATTGATCCTGCAGCTGCCGCAGCGCCACCACCGCTTGGGTCCCCTGCTCTGGAATGATTCCCAGGGCATTGCCCAGCAGGCCGCCGCCCAGGCCAAGCTTGTTGGCTTCAAAAACGATGCCAACGCCTTTGAGCACATTGGTCAGCGTTTGGATTTGCTCAATGATGGTGGGCAGCAGGCTTTCACCAAACGCAATCTGCAGCTCTTCCCAAGCGTTGCCGAGCTTGGCAAACTGCTGCGCGCTGGTCTCCACGCCACCAGCACCAGCGGTCAGCTGGTTAAGGCCATTGGCCAGTGCCGGGAAAAATTGCTGAGCGGTCAGCTGCCCCGATTCGACCAACTTGTTCAGTTGTTGCTGGGTGATGCCCAAGCCCTTGGCAGCGGCCGCAAACGCAATCGGCAGCCGCTCACCCAACTGCCCCCGCAGTTCTTCCATCTGCACGGTGCCTTTGGACGCCACCTGCTGAATGGCCAGCAGGCTGCCGCTGACTGCATCGCTGCTCAGGCCCAGGGCCTGACCGGCCTTGGCCACCGCTTGGAACACTGCCCGCTGTTGCTGTAGCGGGATGCCTGCGGCGGTGGATGCGGCCGTAAAGCTGCCGAAGTCGTTGGCCAGTTGCTTGTAGGAGAGGCCCAGCTGATCGGCCAGCCCTTTGGTGAACTGCAGCGCCCCAGCGGCGCCTTGAGGGCCCAGGGTGTTCTGCAGCTTGCGGGTGATCGACTCAAACTCCACCGCTGCCTGCACGGCATCCTTAATGCCCACGGCCACACCGGCAAAGCTCAGGCCGATGCCTGCTGCGCCGGCCAGGTTGCCCAGGCCACCAGCGATGGACGGGCCCAGGCGATTGCTGCCACCTGCCTCAGCTTTTTGACGCTCCTGCGTCGCCTTGCGGATCTCAGCGGCCAGCTCTTTGTATTTCTTTGATCCAATGTCAACTAGCCGGATTTCTTCTTTCAGGCTGGTGATGCGCGTGTCCAGCGCCACCAGGCTGCCCTTGCTGGCTTTGGTCCCCAGCGCATCCTCAATGGCCGAGCCTGCGCGGGTGGCCAGGTTGCGCACCTGTTCAATGCCGGCCCGAAACGCGGTCGTGTCCAGCAGGACATCAAACGTTGCCCGCCCCAGCGATTCCGCCACGCGCCCTTAACCCTGTGCCGTGAAGTTGCCCCTCAGCGCAGCAGCTTTTGCAGCGTTGTTAGCGGCGGCAGCTTGGCTAGCGCTGGGCTGATCCAATCCCGTGCCGGCATCTGCCGTCCTGTGCTGGTCCGGTACCCCTTGAGGATGTACAGGGAATACTCCACGTTCCAGCTGAACCGGTAGGCAAACCGCCCGGTCTGGCTGCGCTGAATGCTCTGGCGGAACGCACCGCTGTCGATGATGTCGCGGGGGCTGCCAACGCTCTCGCGGCCTTTGCCCTTGCGGTTGTAGCTGCCCCGTGTCGTCGTGTATTGCGTCGGCCAGGTGAACTGCTTGGCAGTGATCTCTTTGGTGAACTGAGCCTCTAGGCGCTGCACGTAGCGCTCAAAGGCTCGCTCTAGGCGATCTTCGATCAGGGTGCCGTCGATCTCAATGCGCACGGCTCACTCCTGCCGCACCGCATCCAGCACGACCACATGGCCCAGGGCCGTCTCCAGGATGCTGCCGATGCCGCCACGGCCATAGGCGCTGCGTGCCGCCATTAGCGTCACGTTGTAGGTGCTGCCGCTGTCAATCTCCAGCGTGCCGGTCATCCCCTCCAGCACCGCGTCATCAAGGGTCTGGGGGTCGGTGACGTAGCCCTCAAAGCGTGAGGTGCGCACGTCCACGCCTGCAAAGTTCTGGCCGATCGTGGCGCCGATCTCTTTGACGAACACGCGATAGCTGTCGGCCGTGGTGTTGGCCAGGACGTTGCCGGTGTCGGGGTCGGTGGTGGTGCCAGCGGCAGGGAGCTGAAAGGTCAGCTCCCCATTGCTGTAGGCGTCCAGAGCGCTGGCCATCTGCTGCCTCAGGGGCTAGGGGCGGTGGCCTTGGTCAGGGTATAAGCGCCGTAGCCCTGCAGGGTGAACGAACAAGTCGCAATCCCACCAGCTTCAATCGACTCAGAAAAGTCGGTGATGATGCCGATGCCTGCGTGCTTTTCCACCGTGGCCACCGAGGCGCCGGGGTCGGGCGATTCGCGGTACCACTTGACGTATTGCCCAGTTGGGGCGGCCAGAGCAGCGTCTTTCAGAAACTTGTAGCCAGCGTCCACGGTGTCCAGGTTCATGGACATCGGGATGCTGTAGCTCTGACTGGTGGCCACAGCTTTTTGGAAACCACCGGTGGTGCCGTAATCGGTCACCGTCTGGGTTTCGGTGGTGCCCTCAATGCCTGCGTTGGTCAGGTTGAGGATTTCAGTCAGGCTAGTGCTGCTGCTGGGGTGGGTATCGCTGGCAGAGGTGGCATTGGCCATCCACAAGCGGTAGCCGATCGCGGACATAAATGCCATGGGGCAGGTCCTGTGAGGTCTGGCTCAAGTTGCCGCTAGCTCAGGAACGCAATAGCTCCGCTTGGCCCCCTTGGCGGGCGTAGAGGTTGGAATAGCGGCCGTCGTAGCCGATCGCCAGCGATAGTTGCTCACGCCAATAGGCCTGCTGGGCGCGGATGCCGCTGAGCTTGGCCTCAGGGCTGCCGGGCTGCCACTCCAGCACGTCGGCACGGATCAGGCCCAGGTCTTCTGATGCCTTGCTCTGGAAGGTGGTTTCAAGGGTGTTGAGCTTGCCGATCGCGGTCTGGCTGGTGGTGATCGACGCAGCCGAGGCTTCGCCCATGAGCACGTCGAGGTGGTCCAGGGGGATGGTGGACGCGGGGATGGCGAGGTGACGGCGGATCGCTTCGCGGTCGGTGGCAAGCCAGGGCATGGCAGGTCCTTTTGCTTAGGTTGCCCCTGGCTTAAACCCAGATTTGGTCAACAGCTTCCCTGTCCTGCTCTGTCTGCGCCAAGACCAAAAAAACCTCTGACAGCTCCCCGATTTTTTCCTTGTCACTGCCTTGAGCCTTGTCATAGAGAGCTTTTAGCTGTCGCAAGCGGTCAGCCGAAAACTCGTCGGTGGTCGCCACCCGCAATGCTTCCTCTAGGAGTGAGCTGAGCATCATTAGGCCATGTACTCATTCAGACTACGCCTGATTCGGTCATAGAGCTTGGGTCGCATCTGCTTGAGCCTTTCAGGCTGTGTCACAAAGGCAACAAAGCCCTCGGCAAAAGCCTCCATGTCATTGGTGCCGCTGTAGCGCGTCAGTTTTTTGTCAGCCCATAAGCGAATTCCAAGTTTGTCGTCTTTGGTTTCATCCATGAATTGAACGACATGGCCAATCTCGTGAATTGCCGTTGACATCACAGACCTTGCATCTTTTTCTGCGCCACCAGGCATGGCACTAAAAGACCAAACGTCTTCCTTGTTTTCAAGCTGATCCAAGACCGCTGATGTGTGTGCCGCCAAGTCCTCAACCTTGAACGCCTTATTTTTTAATAGCTCACCTTTTTTGACTGCAACAAAGTTGTAGTTTTTGTAGGCGTGGCCATTGGCATCGGCAGACGGCAGGATAAATCTTTTCAGGTACTGATCAATTCTGCTTTCATATAGCTCATCAATTGACTCGCCGGCCATTTTCTTCCTGATTCCGCGCCCAACAAGATCAAGGCCTTCACCAGTGCGCTGACGAAGCACTTCCTCTTGAAAAGTTTTGTTTTGCATAAATATATTCCAGCGCTCGGCTGGCGTGGTCTTGCCTGTAAAAACAAAAGTAGTTCCGCTTTTGTCTAAAAATTGAACCATGGCTTTTGCGTTTTCGCCCGCTTCTCCTGGCTGCCCCATAAGTTGTTGCAGCGCATCTGCAATGTCCGAACTTGTAAGCCCAGCTGATGCAGTTGATTGAGCAATGGAAAAATTGCTGGCAACAATCTTTTTAAGATTTTCGGCTGCCAATGCTTCAGGGTTTGCTGGCTCTCGGTTTTTTCTTTGTGTAGCTACTGATGATTTGGTTGCCACCCGTGGCGGGCTCCAGAGCGCTTCCGGCGCCCGCTCCATCCCCAGCGACTTCTCAAACGGGCTAGGTCCACTGATCGGCTCCTTGCCGGCGGCCTCTAAATCGGCCAGCACCGCCGCCCGGCCCTTGGCCTCCTCTTGCGGATCCACCAGGCCCAGCTCCTCCCATTCGGGGTCCCACGGCGTCACCGTGCAGCGGCAATTGGGGTGCGCTGGGCAGACCACCTCACCCAAGCGGTAGACCTTGCCGTGGCGTGGGGCGCAATAGCCGCAGGTGCGGCTGCTGCCTACCGCTTGCCACTGCACTTGCTGAATGCCCTCGGCTTCGTAGCGGAGCTTTGTGCCCTCCACCATCGCGGCAGCCATCTCGGTGCGGGCGACCATCTGCGCCCGGCTTTTGGTTAGCTCCAGGTTGTTCTGCAGGGTGCTGCGCAGCTGCCGCCAGCTGTCGCCGCTGGCCAGGTGAAACTCCACCGAGCCAATGATGCGCCCGCGCAGGTCCACCTCCACCAGCCGATTGAGCAGGGCAAAGGCCTGGGTGCCGCGACCACCGGCGGCGTAGTTGGCCAGGGCCGCTTCACGCTGCGCGGCTGCCACCAAGGCGCTGGGGTTCTGTTGCGCCATGCCGGGCGACAGGATTGCCTCGGCATTTCTGGCCGCTTGGCTCAGCTGCCCGAGCGCTTCCTCGGCATTGGCCGGGGCGTTCTGCGCCACCCGCCGCAGTTCAGCCAGGGCCCAGAAATCTCCTGCCTTCAGCCCAGCCCGTAGCGCTTGGTTCACCACCGGTTGCAAATCTGGCGGCAGCTTCAGGGCGCCCAACTCCTGGCCCAGCTGCTCGCGCAGGATCAGCAGTCGCTGCAGCGGCATCGCGCTGGCACCATCCGCCGCACGCTTGTAGGCCGTTTCAATCCGCCCCTCCAGCGCCCGGTAGGCGCCGGTCAGGCCGTCAAGGATGTCGCGTTCATAGGGGCCCAGCAGGGCATTGCCGAGCCGCTCCCAGCTGTCGGCCGGATCCATCAGCTACCCAAACCAGTGGGCGGCATCAGCAGGTTGCCCTCCAGCAGCTGCCGGTCGCGCTCCAGCTGTTGATCCAGTTCCTGCTGCTGGCGGCCGTCCATTTCGGCCACTTCGGCAATGACATCAAAATCAGCCGGCAGGATGCCGCCGCGCTGCAGCAGCTCCAGGGTGGTTTCCTTGCTGAGGTAGCCGCCATCGGCCAGGGCCTGCAGCTGGGCCACCTGCTGCGGTTCGAGCTTGGCTTCCAGCGCCTGGGCGTTGATGCTCAAGCTGCCGGTGGGATCCTCTTCGGTGTAGGCGCACCAAAGGAACTGGATCTGCTCAAACAGGTTCGCCTTTTGCAGCCCCGCAAGCATCAGCCCGCTCTGCACTTGCCCTGCCTGCAGCCTGGCCTGGGTCGCGGTAACGGCCTCTTTGCCGCTCATGAATGCCAACGTCTCAGCGTTGATCAGCTCTTCGATGTGCCGCAGGTGCTCCTGCTGCTGGGCGAGGCTGCTGCCGGAGGGCTCGGCAAACCGAAAGTCACCATCAACGGGCACATCGACAACGCTGTTGGGGCCGATCACCAGCGGTGGCGGCGTCTGGCCGTCCAGCAGCAGGGCGCCACGGCGCACGGGCACCGGCAACGCGCAGCGGTGCAGCAGTTCGTTGAGGTCCGAGCGGCTGCGGTAGTGCTGCAGGGTGAGCAGGGCCAGCTCGCGGAACGGCGGCAGCCCGTGGCCCCAACGCTGCGGCTGCGGTGAGTACCAAATCAGCGGCACCTCCTGCAGGCTGGTAAATCCTTCTTCCACCAGTTGCAGCTTGGTGGTGGCGCCTAGCTGTTTGTTGAGCTTGTAGACCTGAAACGCGCTGGGCGTCAGCACCCGAAAAAACGGCTCCAAGGTGAACCCGAAATCACCGGATTCCACCTCGCGCCATTCCATCACGGTGGCCTGGGTGAGCACCTCTTGGCCGGCGATGTATTCGCTCTTCCAGTTGAGGATGTGGCGCCGCTCCAGGAGCACCAGATAGGGCTGACGGCCGAGGGCCAAGCGATCGGCCTCCGATGACACCGCTGCCTGCTGCGGCATCTCCACCATCACGGCGCAGCCGCCATCGCGCATGGCCAGCGCATCGGCCATGGCCATGAAGGCCGTGAGGTTGTTGCCCAGCTGGTCCACATCATCCAGCTGCTGCTCCAGCGACAGTGGCAGATCCGTCAAGCTGTACTGCGCCAGGATGCCGCTCATGGCTTCTACGGCCTTGCGAAAGCTGGGCACATAGGTGGCCCGTGCCAGACGGGCCTGGTAGGCGCGGTCTGGCTCTTTGACTTCCTGTGGCAAATAGGTGGCGGTACTGCCGCGCAGGCCGTGCCAGCAATCGTTCAGCAGCTTGAGATCGGGTTCGATGTCCCGCAGGACTGGATGTTTCCAGGTCGGCAGGTTCGGCGCATCGAAGAGATCGCCGTCAATGGCAGGCCTGCCGTCCATTCATGGGTAACCCTTCCGTGCCTTGAAATTGCCGCTGAGGGTTAAGCCAAGGCGCGGCGCACGTGGTAGCGGGTGGTGTTGAGGTGGGTGGCGATGCGTTGCTGACTCCAGCCTTTGGCGCGGAGACGGCGGATGCGTTGCTGGCGGCTCTCGCTGAGCCAGAGGATCACACCGATCACAGCGATCAGCGGAACCAGCAGCACCCACAGGAGGGTGGTGACGGTCATGGGTGGGAATGCTTGGGGATGCGTCGGTGGCGGGCCGTGCCCTGCGCTTCCGACTAGCAGATCCTAGTCGATGCTGCTGCGGTTGTCTACAGCCAGCCGGCATCCATGGCCTGATCGCTGTTGTGCAGCTCGAAATGGCCCAGTTCATGGCCCATGCCGGTGGTGGCACGCAGGTCGAGCTTGAGGGTGCCCAGGTCAATGCCGAGCATGGTGCAGACCTGCTGCGGCGTTTCGCCACGGTCCAGCAGGCGCCGGGCCTGCATGCCCCGCTGGCGCACGCTGCCGGGGGCCTTGAGCCAGAAGTTGTGGTCGCGGATGTAGTGGCGCCACTCGCCCAGGATGAAGGGCAGGGCAATGGAGGAGAACTTGAAGCCGCGCTCTGGGTCAAAACGGCGCACGGCTTTGAGCAGCCCGATCAGGCCCAAGCTGTAGAGGTCGTCAAGTTCAAGGCAGTGGTAGTTGTGCCGCTGCTGTTTGATGATCAGCTTGAGGAGGGGGACGTGTTCGGCAACCATGCGCTCCTCGGCGCGGCGTTTGCGCGGGCAGGTTTCGTGATACAGCAGGCCGGTGGTGCGGCGCTGGGGTTTGGCCGCTGTGACCGCAACCGGAAATGGCGCGGGCATGGGCCTGGGCCATGGTGCGCTGGCCACCACAGGCGCATCCCAGAGACTGAGCTGCCCTGGATCTGACTTGCGCTGGCGAGCCCTAGCCATGGTGGTCACCAGATTGCCCCCTGGCCGTAGGAAACAGCTGCACTGGTGGCGATGGTGGGGCGTGAACGCAGCCAGGCCAGGCCTTGGCTCAGGGCATCTACTTGGTCGTCGTGGGCAGCGTTGGGGAAGGCGGCGGCCTCTTCAATGAGGGTCGAGGCCCAGCTGCTGCGCTCCGGCAGATAGACGTTGCCGGCTTCGATGAGCGGGGAGATGGCCGCAGCGCGGGAGAACTTGCCCCCCTGCGGGTTGACGGCGATCAGGCCGGGGATCTTGGATTTGAGCAGGGAGATCACCGCCGGGCCGTTGGCCTTGTCTTCCACCACGGTGGCAACGGGTTTGTAGCGGTTGAAGGTGTTGACAATCGCGGGGATGGTTTCGGTGATGTCGAGCCGATCGCGGATGCAGTCCAGCAGGTAGAAACGGCTGCCGAGCTGCCCGATCACCAGGCCGACCACATAGTCGGTGTTGGGTCCGTCTTTAAACGTGAGGTCCCAGGAGGTGATGACGCGCTCTAGCTGCGGCAGCTCGCGGTAGGTCTGCCACCAGGAGCGCTTGAACAGCCCACCGGCTGGCGGTGCGGGGCGCTGCTGAAAGAGGGCATTGAAGCCGTATTCACCCAGCACGCGGCGGCGATCCTGCAGCGCGTCGAGGTCGTAGCGCTCCGGGCACAGGGCCTCACCGGGGGCACGGCCAAGCGGGTCGTTCTCTTCTGCGATGGCCGGCAGATTGATGACGGTCCAGTTGGGCGCGTCGTCGGAGCTGAGGATGCGGCCGGCGAGGTCGTCTTCGTGCCAGCGGGTCATGGTGAGCACGACGGCGGCGCCAGGTTCGAGGCGGGTGTAGAGGTCGTCGCGGTACCAGTTCCAGACGCGCTCGCGGTAGGCCTCGGATTCGGCCTCTTCGCGGGACTTCACCGGGTCATCAATGCAGACCAGCGTGGCGCCGAGGCCGGTAATACCAGCGCCGACGCCAACGGCACGGAAACCACCACCGGCGGGGGTTTCCCATTGCTCCACGGCTTTGCGGTCGGAGCTGATCTCCATGCGCTGGGCGGCGATGCGGCGTGCCTGGCGGGAGAAGGTGTTGGCGAGGGTTTGGGAGTAGGCGGCGATCACCACGCGCTGCGTGGGGTCTTGTTCCAGGCGATAGACGGGGTAGCGGATCGTGCCCTGATGGCTTTTGCCATGGCGCGGTGGCACGGTGACGATCAGGCGCTTGAGAGTGCCAGCGGTGATGGCGTCGAGGTAGGAGCGGATATGGGCGAGGTGGGGCCAGTCCCAGTTGTCATCGGGTGAGACGTCGCGCAGCCAGGCGTGAAATGTGGTTGTGGCGTGGACGGTGCGCTGTTGTTGCCCTACTGAGAGGGGGCTACGGGCAGGAACAGCAAGGCAGCCGGTCATTGCAACAAGCCAAGCAACTCAGACTGCAAGCGAACGGCGCCAACGACTGCTGAGAGCTGATTGGACTCCATGGCCTTGTTGATGGTGGCTTCAAGGGTTTGGAGTCGAGCGGCTTTCTTTTCAGCCAGCGTGGAGTTGTCCCAGGTTTGATAGAGCAACTGTTTAGCGCAGTTAAGCCACTTATCTGCAGTAGTACGCGACACCCCCCAGCGTGAGCGGATAACTGGGATAACTGATAGCTCGTTTTTGCCGATTGCCATGCACTCGGCAATCTCCGTCCAGATGTCTAAGAGTTCTTCGTGCGTGTAGTGGGTTTTTTCTTTTTCCATCTGCCTAGTTTAGCCAGATGCGGGCATAAAGAGGATGCCTTCGGCCGCGAGGATATTGAGGCGCAGTTCAGCGTCTTGGAAGGAGGATGCCCAGATTGTGGCGAGGCGTGAGCGGTTGGATTTTGCGTTGACGGTGTAGGTGAAAAGGTAATGACCGTGGGTAGAGCGGCGGCGGGTGGGGAGGAAGGCGCCAAGGAGGCGGAAGGATGCCAGGAGCTGACGGGCGATGTCTTCGGCTTCGGCAAAGGTGTGTTTGGCGTCAATGATGAGGCCAAACGGTTCACCGTTATCGGGGTGATCAGCAACGATTGACCAGGGTTCCATGGGAAGGCTGGTGCTTGGGATAGGTTGCCGCGAGGGGAGTGATGGTGATGATGGCGCCGGGGTGTTCTTTGGGGCAGCAGTAACGCTTGGAGATGGATGCCAGAGCCACGAGCGCATCATCTTGAAGCAGGCCTGCATCCACGAGAGCGTCTTCAGTGCTGCGCAGGCATTTGGAAGCATCGGGGCGGGTGCTGTGGTGCGTGGGTGCAGAGGGTTTGAGGGTTCCTTTGGTGGTGTAGTGGGATTTGGGGCGTGGGAACAGAAAGGTGATGGTGAGGGAGACGGGGGAGGTGATGGTGGGTTGGTTGGTGGCGACGGCGGCCTGGGAGACGAGGTAACGCCAGGGTTTGACGTGTTTGGAGGATTCAATGAGGCGACCGTTGCCGACGTGGCGCTTCGAGCCCTGCGGAGCAGGGGGCATGCCGGCGACGGTGAAGGTGATCACTTGGCTCTGATGACCACGGTGGGGATTTTGTGGCTCATGGCTTGTTTTTCCATGAACCAGCGCTCTGCAATGCGGGCCTGGGCGGGGTCAGGTGACCAGGTGTTGTTGATGGTGAGGTAGTTGCCGGTAGTGGTGACGACGCAACAGGGCTGGTGGTCGTAGGGCGGCAAGGGTTCCTTCATGGCAACAGCGGTCATGCTTTGGGTTGCCGTATCTCAAAGAAACTGGTGACCACCACTTCGGCTTCGCCTAAGGCGATGGTGAGTTTTTCGGCAGCCTTGAGGGCTTCGCGCTGTTCGCTGATGTGATCGGGGTAGCAGTAGCTCTTGCGGGAGCGCTGGGAGATGGTCCAGTCGTTCCAACTGAGCGGTTCCTTGAGATCCAGCAGACCCGCCTCCACCAGCGCAGCCAATTCGTCAAGGCAGCGCTCCTCGCGATCTTCAGCGGCAATCTTGCATGCCCGTGCTTCCGTGAGGTCATCGAGGATGACTTCAAGAGAACGCGGCAACGGTGATGATGGCAAAGAACAGGGTGAAGAAGGCAAAGAGGATGAGGTTTTCAAGGAGTTGCGTGCGGCGGAGTGAAAGGGTGCGGCGGCGCTTTTGACGGCGGTTGAGGCGTTGCTGCTGCGCTGCAGTGGGGATGCAGGCAGGAAGGGCGGGTGATGTCACGCGGCGAGGGGATGGGTTGGGGTGCAGGCGAGAACGGTTTGACCGGGGTGGTGTTGCAGGTAGGCGTTGATCACCTGCTGGGTGGTCCAGGCGGAGGGTGCGCATAGGAGGGTCTCTTGGTTGGCGGTGGCGGGGTTGGTGTTAAGGCGTTGGTTGTCGTAGGCGGAGCGGTAGGTGATGGCGTAGAGGCTCATGGTTTGGGTCTCCAGCCGTTCTGGTAGGCGAGGGTGATCAGGAAGCTGCGGTTGTGGGAGGCGTAGGGGATGCGGTGGTCATCGAGGAAGTCGATGGCGTCTTCCTCGTGGGTGTCATCGGTGATGGCCAGCTGCAGGAGCCAGGCTGGGGGTTGAGGCTTGTTAGTGCTAGTCATCAACGGCAGAGCGAAGGGTTGCGCTCGGCAGCGGTGAGGCACTCGATGCCATCGGCAGGCGCTTCGGGCTCGTGGTGCTGTTGCGGCAGGGCGGTGATGGTGAAGGGCAGGCCAGCAGCGATCAGGTCGCGGAGGGTGTCTGGCAGCTCTTCGGTGGTGCAGTAGTCATCCCAGATGGGATTGACGAACGCGAAGGTCATGGGTTGCTGTGCGGTGGGGTCGCCCCCGTGCTTTGAACAATAGGCTAGCCAACGCTAGCGGTCAAGGGGTGTTGCGGATTGTTAGGTGCCGGGACTCCGATGGTCCGCACGACCCGCCGTTATTCCCCGTGAGGGTGTTGTATTCAGGCCGTCCCGGCAGGGCAATGGTGCCATGGTGGCTAGCGGGGGCGGACTAGGTGCGGCTAATCAGCGGCTACCAAGGCCTGAAGCGCAGCTTGTACTGCGCCACCACATCCAGCCAGGCATCGAGGCACTCCTGCGCATCGTGCGTCTGAATCTCGAAGCTGCCAGGGCGTGACCAGAGCGTCAGACACCGGCTAAAGACCAACCGATAGTGCTGCCCGATCATGTCCACGCCCGCGCCCAGCTGCGGTTTGGTGTCGTAGGGCTTGGCTGATTTGCTGCCCTGGGTTTTGAGATCGGCGATGCCGTGCGTACCGTCCGCAAACTGCAGCACCAGATCAACCGTGCCAGCAACGTTGTAGGCCATGGAATAGGCCATCACTTCAGAGCCGATCACCGTGATGCGCTCCCAGAGGGGTGAGTTGAGCATCGGCTCAATCCAGTCGTTGTAGTCACCAGCCGAGCAGGCTGTGGCTGACGGTGGGGACGGGTTCCAGCGATTGTTCACCATCGCTTCGAGGGCTTGATGGCAGGTGTTCCCGCGTGGCTCCCAGCTCTCCTTGGTTGCCATGATCTGGGCCATCTGCTCCGGGGTCTTGGTGACCGCACTGATCAGGCTGGTGACTGACACGGGGAACTGGTGGCCATTGCTGAGGGAGTAGGTCCATGTTTGGCTGTTCCTCGTTAGCCCTAGTGGCTGCAGCCACGTCGAAATCTCTGGGGCTGATGGGCTGGACGGCTTCAGGGGCGTCATGGGAGCGCAGGAGGTTGCGGTAGGGAATGGGTGGCTGATAGGTGGGGCTGAAGTATTCGGACTTGCGGGCGGCGGTGATTTCGCGGATGTAGGCGGCTGGTGGTGTGTCGAGGGTTTCGAGGGTCCAGTAGCCGGCATTGATGCCGCGCTGCAAAATAGTTTGCAAAGATGAGATTTGGGATAGAGGCTTAGTCATCAGTGTCGTACCAGAATTGCTCTTTAGCTACTTTTGACTCGATCACCCAAGGATGAGTACGCAATGCTTTTTGCTGTTGCCAATAAGCCCAGTGGGACTGGTGATCTTTTAAGGTTGGCATTGAAATGTTTTCAAACGCTTGTGCGTAAACAGGGTTGCAAGAGCAGCGTTGTAGATGCTTCACCTCTGCCTGCACTTGACTCAACAGGCATGACAGCTCTTCAACCAATGGACACAGTGTAGGGTCTGACCTTTGGGCCCTTTTTAAACGAGGCAGCAGATTGACTGCTCTGAACCGTAAACACTCAAGGTCATTCAGTAGACAGTAAATGTCTTGGCCTTTTGACGGGCTAAATGCAACTTTTATGTCTCGATGTAATGAATCAAATTGATCTTCAAGTGAAACCGCATTTAGTGGTGCTAGATCAAGTACTGCCTCATTGGCTTTGCGAATCTGTCTTGGCAGCTGATGCAGGTGCTTCTCTTTGGGCTTGTGTGGCCTGAATGCGTGGGCACTGCCAGCAAAGCCACCCCTAACGGCCGTCAGCGCAAAAGAGCGATGGTTGATCTCGATGGTGTCGCCTATTGACAAGCCCGGTGGTGGCCCCCAGCGCTCGCCTTCATGGCAAAGGATCAAGTCCTCATCAGAACCATTCAGCACCCATGCGCAATGGGAGGTCTTTGTTCTGCCGCAGCATGGGCAGGGGTTTCGCGGTCCTGATCGCTGCATTCAGAACGCCCCCTGCAGCAGCGGGTTGGTCACCGGTGGCTCTGGCGCTGCCGGCAGCTGACCGGGCACGGGTTGCACGTGGAACAGATCAGGCCGTGCCATGCGCTCGCTCAGATCGGCCTTGAGGCCCCACGCCATGTTGGGCCGGCCGTTCTCCAGACGGAACACGTACTGCAGCAGCTGCTGCGGTAACGGCAGCTCATCCATCGGATCAGGGTCCAGCAGGCGCTGGGCGGCGGCATAAAGCCAGATCTCAGGGGTGAGCAGCTCCTTGGCCCGCGCCGGGAAGGTGGTCCACAGCAGGCCATAGGCCGCCTCGTTCATGCGCTTGCCACGGGGCAACGCATCGGAAAGACCCACCAGGGTGGTGATGAACGCGTCAGAAGAGAGGGGCACTGGCCGCCTCCATGGCTTTGATTTTGCGCAGGGCTGAGGCGGCGATCTGATCGCTCAGGGTCATGGGCGTTCCGCTAGCCGTCATGGGCTGCGAATTAGCCCTAATGGCACGGGGCTCAAAAACATCGCCCCAGCCGCTCGCTATGGCCCGCTCCAGGGCCTCCCGGCGCTGTTCAGGGGTCCACCCACGCAGCTTGCCGCAGACGCGCCTCCAGACGCCTTCTGAGCGCACCCCTTTTTTGACGGCCCACCATTCGGGCAACAGCTGCTGGCAATCGAGGAGGTCAGAAGGCACCAGATCGACGCTGATCGCCTTGGCTTTGTAGGGGTCCGCTCCGCGCGCGCACGCACGCGTATTGGTTTTAGGTTTTATAGGTTTTAATTCTTCTTCTATAGGTTTCTCTATAGAAGAAGAAGAGGGAGTCCCGGCTGCGCTCGGTACTCCCAGGGTAAGGGGCGTGTCAAGCTGTTGAGCCAGCAAAAGGCAGATAAAGCCCTTCCTGTCTAGGAAGTCGGGCTTGGCGGCATCAATTCTGTCGAGCAGATCGGCCGGAATCATGAAATTCAGCTGTGGCACGGCATGTAGTTGTGAGGTAGCGCTGAGCTGGCGATGCAGTAGCGCTGCAGTGGTGCAGCGGTAGCGCTCAGCTACCGGAGAGACTAGCCAGCGCTAGCCGTAGGGTCAACACTTCGGCCCCTAGTCGCATGGGTCCCATGGGTTGCAAAGCGCTACCGGTGGTGTGGGCACAAAAAAGCCCCGGTCGTCCGGGGCGGCGGTTCAGCCATTGGGCCAGCGTTTGGTGATTGGGTTGGGCTTGGGATCCAGGGCGTCCAGGGCCACCTCCAGCAGGTAGGCGGCCAAGTTGCTGGTGCTACGGCCCTCTTCCCCGGAGCGGCGCTCCAGACGTTGGGCAACGGCATAGCTGACGGTGATGCAGACGCGCTTGGGTGCGCGGAAAGCAGTTGCGGTGGGCATCGGGACCTCCTAGGGCTAACCGGAGAGTTTGGCTAGCCAGTAGAGGAACCATAGAGCTGATTAGCGCTGGCTGCCGCAGTAGCGCGGATCTGATGCAGATCAGGCGCAGCGGGTCGCCGCCATCCGCACGTGGGCCTCGGCAGCAGCCACGTGGGCCAGGGCCGCCTCAAACTCCAATGCAACTGCTTCGGGCAGCTCGTGATGGTCCAACAAAAAGGCAATTAGCTCAGTTATTGATTCACGGGCTCCGGCCAGGCAGTCGAGCGGGTTGTCCCCGCTGCCCTGCAGGTTGTCACGGATGACGCGAGCCAGGGGGCGGCGCTCAATTGCGTCAGTTGTGCCGCTTGACGCAGCGGCGGCTTTGGCTGAAACGGTAGTGTCCATGCGGGTTTTCGGGATGTTGGTGGGACGCCAACCCCATCCCGGTGAGATTGGCTAGTTGCTAGCGTAGCCTAAAGCCTGCAATTTATGAGGGTTGGGCTGTACGCCAGGGTCTCCAGTGAGAGCGATGAACAAGAAAATGCCCTGACCCAGCAATTAGATCGACTGCGTGCAGCTGCCGTTGGCCACGAGGCCATCGAGTTTGTCGAGGTGATGTCGGGGACACGGGATGACCGCCCCCAGCTGGCGCGTCTGATGGCCGCTTGCCAGCGCGGGGAGCTGGATCGGGTCATCTGCACCCGCCTGGACCGGCTCAGCCGCTCAATGGCCAATGGCGCAGAACTGCTGACCTACTTCAGCGCACCTGACACGCCCAGCCTGCTGGCCTTGGACGACTCGCTGGACCTGGCCACGCCGAGCGGGCGGCTGATGGCCAACATCCTGATCAGCTTTGCGGTGGCTGAGAGCGACCGGCTGAGCGAGCGGGTGCGCCATGGCAAAACCTTTCACCGCAAAAAATTGGTGCCGTTGGGGCCGTATGCCCCGTTTGGCTATCGCTACAACGATCAACGCGACAACTATGAATTGAATCCAGAGACAGCGCCGCAAGCCAGAGCCTTGGTTGATCGTTTCTTAAAAGAACAAACGATCAGGCCGCTGTTGCGGGATGCCGTCAAGATACCGGGCTGCAGCTTGAACAATCCCTGCAGTTTTCGTCGGTGGATTGGCAACCCAACGCTGGCTGGCTATCGCGTGTATGGCAGAACCTATGCCGTGCGCGATAGCAAAGGGAAATTAATCAAGCGGATGCGGCAACCTTGGGACTGGGGAGAAATCTATCCTGACTGCCATCCGCCATTGATTAGCAAAGCGCAGCATCAACAGATCATTAAGATCTTGTCTAATCATCGCAACCGAACGCGCAGCGCTTTAAGCCCAAAGTATGTGGGCAAGTTGACCGGGCTGGTGTCTTGCGGGAATTGCGGCAAGACCTTGTATTACCAGCACGTTGAAGACAAGACTTACAGGTATTTGTTTTGTCATGGCAACGATTGCGTTGGCGCCAAAAAAACTAGAATCCGTGCCGACGTGGTGGAAGCCGCGATTTGGCGCAAGCTGCGGCAGTACAAAGAACAGTTGCTGGCCCTTGCGCTGTGCAATCACCCCGACGCTCACGGTGATTGCAGCAGTGAACAAGCGCTGACGCAGCAGATCAAAGAGCTGGAGGCACAAGGCGACCCGGATTTTGCTGAGGCGATTGCCAAGAAAAAGGCCCGGCTGGCCAAGTTGATTGAAAAGCGGATTACCAGCAAGGTGACAGCGCAGGAGCGCAATGCCATGGAGCAGGCTTTGGCCGGCGATCACTTCTGGGAGATGGCGCAAGAGGATGCCAGCCGCTGCCGGGCGTTTTTCTCTGAGCTAGTGGAGCGGGTGGTAGTGCGCGGCCATGAAGTGGAGTCGATCAACCTGAGGCTGCCCAGCGGGGGGGGGGGGGGGGGTGGGCTAACAAAG